TAATGCCAAACGATACGGCTTGAGGTCCTTGTTCTTCATGGTGTCCACATCTGTCCCTCCTCTCGTCTCATCCATAGGCAACGCCCTTGAGTGAGGAGCCAGCGTGTAACATCATCGTCGTCTGAGGACATACCCTTCTCTTCGACCGCATCGAGATAGACCTGCTTGACGTACGTGTACATCTCAGCGGGATCACTCATCTCCTGTAGCGGGTCCTTGACCTTAGGCATGGCCTTCTTACCTGTTCGTTTCATGAGGCCGGGGATGTTGTCTGTTGAATCACCCGTCAGCATCTGTGTGTAGAAGAAGCGGTCAGCCTCCTCCTCTGTAATGTAGTACGTGCGTTGCTTCATCCAGTTGTAGTGCCAGCCGGGACAGCCGTCGAGGTCCTTGTCGATGGTGGCTATGCCGTGGCCCTTGGTACAAGCACCGATAGACAGGGCGTCGTCTGCTTCCTGCCCTACCTGCATCTCTGCTTGGAACGTGTCGATCATCCACTGCTTGATGTCAGGCAGTAGCGTGGGGTTCTCTACCTCAGCGCGGTTGCCCTTGTATGGGTACGGGTCCGACGCCTCCGCTATACGGAAGTTGGACTTGCTGTCAGTCAGGTAGATGAATCCTTCCTTGCCTACCTCGTTGATGATGGATTGAAGGGAAGCCTGCGCTCCAACACAGGCCTCCTCCAAAGTTTCCCCATCCTTCTGGGCAACGTAGGCAACGCGGTAAGCCACGATGTCCCCGTCGATTCCCCATACGTCAGGGGTATCCATTACAGTACCTCGTCGTCTGAGTAGTCCTCGTCACCCTCGTTGTCGTACGTAACGAGGTCGGTGATGTCCACGAACTGGACGCGGGGGTTGCCGTTGCGGTCAGCGAACACGCGGACGATAGCCTCGGAACCGTACCCGATAGCGTCACCACGTGGGTCAATGACCTTCGCTACGTCAGCGCCGTTGGCGTCCTTGCCACCTACGATCACGTCCTCCTTGTCCACCTTCACCTTGATGGGGAAGTTAGAAGTGAAGCTAGCGTACTGCCCTGCGTCGGGGTACTTCTCGTCGAACTTAACACGCTTGTGTCCCATGCCTGCGTCCTCACCGAAGCGGTCATTCAATGCCGCCACTGCCGCATCGCTGAGGTTAGTCAGTCGGAACTTGTACTTCAGTGTACCCTTGAAGTCGTCGGGCTTAACGAAGTGCATGAACGAGAGCTTGCCTTTGATTGTTACGATGTCTGATGTAATGCTCATAATGTATTCCTTAGTGTGTATGTGACCAGTTAGGACCTACCTTGTACTCGCCATCCAGAGGACAGCGCATCTCGTAGTAGGTGCCTGCGTCTTGTATTGCTTTACGAAAGGCTTGGCCTACTTGCTCCGCGTACTGCGGCTCGGCTTCTACCTGTACTTCATCGTGGACCTGAGCGACCAGAGTGCATGGGATACCTGCGTCTTGCAGTGCGTCCGTTGCCAACACTAAAGCCTTCTTCATTACCACCGCGCCTGCTGATTGCAGTAGCGTGTTCAGTGCCGCATGCTCTGACCGGACATGTAACCTACGTCCGTCGAGTCCCGGCAGTGTACCGTGATCGGCTAACCTCTTGCCTATCTTCTCCAGTAGCCTAGCGTACGCAGGCAGGCCCGACATGAACTTGTGCCTGAGTGTGCGTCCAGCCTTAGCGCCACCGTTGATGATGGTTCCGATCTTTGCATCGCCCGCTCCATACAGCAGGGCGTAGATGAAAGTCTTAGCATCGTCGCGGTGTTGCAGACCGGCTAGCTTCTGGTTGTGCGTGTGGATGTCACCGTTGAGGATGAGATCCGTGTACTCTGTGTCGCGCATGTAGTGGGCGAGCATCCTCAGTTCCAAACCTGAGGCGTCACATCCGACTAGTTGGTTACCGTCCTCGACAGTGAAGCACTCCCTGTACGTGGGGTCGCTTGGTATCTGTGCGAGGTTAGGCTTACTGTGTGTCATACGACCAGTGACTGCGCCGCATGTGTTGACCCTACCGTGTATGCGTCCGTCCTCAGCGACCGCGTTGACCCACGCTGTGACCATGCCTAGGCGCTTGGAGATGATGAGATACTCCAGCACTAGCTTAGCCTCAGGTACGTGGAGGTTCTTACCGAGCGTAGTCTCATCGACCTTAGCCCTGCCGCTTGTTGGTGTTAGCTCCTTCCAGACTGCGCCCCTCTCGGCAAGACGTTCAGCTACCTGCACCCTACTTCCGGGGTTGAAGATAGTGACCTTGTCCTTGAGTCGCTTGCCTGTCTTCTCCGACCAGCGTTCTTCAACGATAGGTGGGAACACCTCTTGTAGCTCCTGCTCGATCTCCTTCATGCGAGCGGTGTGCTGTGTGTGAATGCTACAGGCTAGGGGGAAGTCTAGCTTGAAGCCGTTGCTCTCCTGCACCTTAGTGATCTCAGCTACCCTGTGCTCTAGGTGTATGCTCTCATCACTGAAGTCCCTGAGTTCGTACTTAAGCATGTTGAACACGTCCACGTTAGCGACCGTGTCAGCAATGCAGTACTCTATCATCTTCGCAGTGACCGGCCCGTCGAAGTCAGCCACGTCGAAGTCTTGCTTCTGATTAAGTCCACGCTGTAGAGCGAGGTTGCGCAGGCTGTGGCCACCATCCCTGCTAGGATTAGCAAGGCGAGACATGACAAGAGTATCAATGACGCCAATAGATGGAGGAAGCGTGAAGTCCCACACCTTAGCGAGGACAGGGAGGTCGAATCCAAGTAGGTTATGCCCGACAATGTGACTTACTCCATTCAAGGTATTGCTCAATTGCTCCGGAGATATGATCCACTCGGACAGCAGTACCTTGCCGTTGTCTACTAGCGTTACACCTGTGCCATGTATAGTCTTGTGATCTAGCGTTGTCTCTATGTCTATAACCGCATAGGTTGTAGGGTTGTAGTCGCCCATCCTCTGCCTCCTGTTGTTGGTAAACGTAACGTCCCATCTTACTCATAGTTGATCCCTCTTCCTGAACGAATCGCCTACCTCATAGCTGAGTTCGCAATGATCGTACTCTCCGAACTGCTCAAAGATGTAGTCGATGATGCTCCTGCCTATGGCATAACGCCTGATGTGTCGGCGTATGTAGCACGTCTCGCTTAGTGTGTAAGGATACGGTGCGTTGCCTAGGTGTAGCGTCTGGTTAAACACAATGGACACAGTAGCGGCCCACGCTCTCAGTCTGTAAGTTAAAGTCATAAGGGCTCATCCTTGTAGTCCTCAGGTTCGTACTCAAGTAGCCTGCCTGTGTCTGCGTTGTACAGCACTGAGCCTGCCGGTCCTGTGATACCACTGAACCTGTTCTTAAGCACACGTATGCTAGTGGTGTTGCGCTCTGTCTCATCGTCAGCCTGACCATTACGCTCGAGGCCTATGACGAAGTCCGATAGCTGTGCGATCGAAGCACTGCCGCGTAGCTGAGACACGCTAGTGACTGCTCCCTCTTCGTGGCCCTTACCTTCTGGCCGCTTGAGGTGAGACACTGCGAACAGCACGATGCCTGTGTCCTGCGTCAGCGTACGTAGCTTAGTCATGATCTCATCCAGAGCCTTGCGTTCGTCGCCATGCTGGCCGCCCGATACGAGGATGGAGATGTGATCAAGCACTACGACCTTGCAGTCGAGGGCCTTAGCCATGAAGCGCACACGTGCCACGACCTGATCAACGGTAGCACCAGTGTCGAAGCTAGCGTCCATGACCATGACCTGACCGTCGCCGAACACACGATCGAATGACTCCCTGTACTCACTGTCTCCTCGCTTCACTGCCGAGTGAGGTAGATGCACTGGTGTACTGAGGTCGACACCCATGAATCCCTCGGCGGTGCGTTCGACTGACTCCTCCATGAATAGGCATCCGATCTTGTTGTCGGTAGTCTGCTTGATGTGCATGACGATCTCACGTAGGACAGACGACTTGCCTAGGCCAGAGCCTGCGGTCACGGTGATGAGTTCAGTAGGCCTGAAGCCGTGCGTGATAGCGTTGAGCTTCTCCCACGGGTACGTGCCTAGTGCGTCAGGTCTATCAGCAGACAGCCTCTCCCACAGATCCTCAGGCGACAGCACACCCTCGGGTACGTACTGACTAGCTTTCCAATACAGTTGCTGGAACTCCTTGGTTAGCCCTGCCTTGAGGTAATCACATGCGTCCTTACCTACGGTGGGGTCTAGCTTCATGATGCGTAGCTTGCCAGCGAATACCTCGGCCGCCTTCTCTACTGCATCAGCACCTGATTGATCAGCGTCGAAGCAAAGGATGATCTCCTTGAAGCTATCGAGGAACTGATACGATGCCTTGAAGTCCCGACCAGCACCAGCCGCGCCACCCTTGAGCGACACGACAGGTACCTTACCCTCGAACATCTGGCTGGCGGCGATAGCATCTAGCTCACCCTCCGTGATGATGATCTTCTGATTGTCACCCGTGCCGTACTTCTGCTGACCGAATAGGCCAGCCTCACGGACGCTACCGACCACACGGAAGGACTTGTTAGGGCCGCGTACCTTGAAGGCTACCGGCTCTACCTTGCCCTCCTCGAAGTAAGGATAGGCTTGAGTGTCACCGTCGATGACGACACCGTACTTCTTAACGTATGCACCAGTGAG